GAAGTCAATAGCAATAAACTCAATGGCACGAGCAGGCTTAAGAAAGATTTTAGCATACATAATATTTTGATCCACCTCTTTGGGGGTGGTGGTTGTGCCATCTAAAATAACTTTCCAATCCGTCAATCCTTGTTGGGATTGGATACCTGCCAAGAATGGCTCTACTGCGGATTTAAATCGACCCCAAGTTAATACTGTATTCTGATCAAAAATAACTTCCGATGCCATGATGGATACTTGTTTTTTAATATAAACCAGGAGTCTGCGAACATTGATACGGTCGAGCGCCGTTTGGGTCTGCTGTAACGTCTTTTGACCAAAAACCACAATCCCTTCTGCGGGGAATTTGGCAATCGGATTAATATTATTCATATAAAGAGTGTCTCTGTCTTTTGATGTGACACGCTCTGACACGTTTAAGACCGGGATGGCCGAAGTTGCGTTGAGGCCACCTCGGTTAAATCCAGCGGGAGCAAACCATACTTGTTTTTTCGCCTGCGTATTGGCAAAAGTCCCCAAAACTGGAACGCTGGGTGGGGCCCACAAAACATTCCCCTTGATGGTATCCTTGATTTGTACCCAAGGATAGTAAGTACACCCATAAGAGCCAAGACTTCCTTGAGAGCCAAGCTGGCGGGCAGCTAGCGCGTCACTGGCTTCTTTGACGTTCCCGAACCTTTGGGAAGGGGGAAGATCATTTTCAGTAAACGGGGTATAGACATGGGGGATATCAATGATAGCTAAAGCATCAGATCGTTCGGCACATGTCTCTACTAGTAGCTTAGTCAAGAGTGGTTCCGTTAATCCAGGCATTGTTATTACATTGCATTCAACAAACTCTGGGTCGGATACCGTTTGAATCGCACGTTGAATGGTATAAAAAGCATAATTCGTTTTAGGATCTGGGAAGTCCGATAAAAGCGAGTTTCTGAAGGGTTCCATTTCAGTGATATCGAGGCCGTCGAAGCCGCCGAAGAATGGAGCCGTAAATCGATCATAACCAAGAGATAAAATATCTGTAAAGGCGCCGGAGACACCGCAAGTGATTGAGTCTTGGGAGGCCCGGGATCCAGAGATCCAGACCACATCATCCACCTCTCCACCAACAGAACTGGTAGAAGATACCACAATATCATCTAAAGTAAACGCCCATTGTGGCTCGAAACTGTCTCCCGTTTGGGATGGAAAATCCGTAATCTCCATACCTCCAGGGAGAGCCCAGAGATAATCCACATATCCCGGATCATATCGAGTACCGAGAGACGTTGCACCTTTTTCTTCTTGTTTTAGGGCTGTTTGAAGCCCAAAGTAAGCATTGGTTGGATTAGACATACCCACCGAAGCGGTATGACGCAGAGCAACTTCAGGGAAACATAAGGATGCCGAATAGTTACCCAATTCGAAGACGCCAGGAGCGCCAGTGGAGATTCCACCTTCTTTGGTACCCGTTACCGGGAATAGACTTTCATCGCCACCGGTGATGATACCAGTCGACGAGGCCATCGCGGATCCGCTTGTGGCCAGGGTGCAAATAAACTTATTGGGGCCGTAGACTCCGAAGGGAAGAAGCGAAGCTTCTTGCGTGTTCATTTCTACTTGATCGCTTAGTTCTACACGGATGTATTTGGATTGGTTATCGTATTCACCCTTTTGAAGCAAGCGTTCTTGCCCGGGGGTAGTATCCCATTCCATAAATTTGTTGCCAATAACTTTAGCAATAAATCGGGGAGAATCATCATTTAAATTAACATTACTATATCGTTCGATTACGACGGGATTTTTATCGGTATCCGAAGCGGATCGAAGGACAACCGAAAAAGTTCCATATTGCAGCTCGGGATTGCCGCTTGTATCAGTCGTTGCTCGGATATTTTCAATAGATACTTTGATATTGTCTTGTAACCAGCGGCCGCCGTCTTGAGAGACCAGGCGGAAAAGCTTAAGCATATTATTCGGAGAATAGGATGCCGAATCTGTGCTCACATCTTGAGAAAAGAACCAGCCGGTTTTGGCCTTTGTGAACGGAAATCGATAATCAGTTTTATTGATCGCCGGGGAGGATGGTTGTTCTAAAGGCAAGAGGATCGCATAAGCATCTTCTTGGCTAAGTCGTTGGTCGGCCGGCGTTTTGTCGCTTCCCTTGAGATTGATCCATGAAGCATAACTCTCACCAAGCCAATATTGATTTTGTCCTTCGGCAAAACCCGTAGATTTTACGATGGTAGCATTTGTAACATGAGGGTTTGTATTGAAAACATTTCTAATATATGCTTTATTTCCCTCGTTGAAGTTAAAAGCTGTTTCGTAAACGGAATTTCCGGCGTTATCAAGAACAGCCATTTTATATTCAAAAAGATCTCCGGTGGGTTCGAAAAACCCACAAGTTCCGCCTGTAACAACAGTTGTCCCAGCTTTCTGCGCGAGAGTTCCAGTCAAAATGAGACCACCATCTTCTACATAAAAAATAGCGCCCAGATATCCGGGCTGTTCGCCAGATCCTGATCGACAAACGAAGAGTCCATAAGCGCCGCCGTTTGTGAGGGGGCTGGTCGTATTAGTATTTGTAGTGGCCCATCCGGCGAGGCCGTGGGTGGATGTTAAATTAGCTGATGGGTGTTCTGTTCCCAAAAGGCGTAGATAAGTCACAGGGCCTACATCGGGCTTGAAGTACGCTTGGGCTCCGTATGCTCCATAAGTGGGTCCCGCTGTATTTCCTTCTCGCCAAACATCGCCGCCGCCTTTGCCCGGAACAGGGTTCCCGTACATGGTGACAAAATCAGAAAATGAGTTCACTTTAATGGGGCGCATTCCAGGGCCCATTCGGGATCTACCGATAATAATGGGGCCCATAACAGAAGGCTCGGCCGGGAGTGCAGAGTTATCGATCTCATGGATCATGATTCCCGGTGATACAAATTTAAAACTTTTAACAGGCATGTAATAGTTCTCCTATCCTAACTATGGACTTTGACTTTCGTGGCTTTCATCCTATAAATAGTATAATAAAAACTCAAAATCTATATAATTATAAAGTTCATTTCTTCTTAGGAGTAGGCTCCCACGGGCGCGTATCTCCCAAAATAACTCTCTCGCGTGGGATTCCCACCTTCACTATTGTTTCGCGAGTAGCCATTTTTGGTCTGCGCTCGTTTTCACCTTCGCCTAAGAGATAAGCTAAGATTTTTAGATTAATTGTCGTTTGATATTTACGCTCTTCTTCTCCGAGATTAGAAATATTATTATCAGCAGAGAAATCTCCTTCAATAAAGCCCTCAAATTTATGACCGTCCCAATAAATAAAAAAATTATTAATTTGATTGGTTCTCACCAAGAAGGGAGAAAACATCTCATTTAACTGTTGTTGATATTCTGCGTGCAATATAAGTTCATAGTTGGCTACTACATAAATCGGCATCGGAGAATATATAATATCATAAACGGGCTTTTGATCTTCGAGAGGCGCGGGGGCATTTTGGTCTCTTCCGGCAGTGGCGTTATTGGACCGTACATTATTAACGTTACCAGTTTTTTCCGAGTTAAGCCTTACAGCCATTGGGAGGGCCCCGCCGCGTGCGTCATTAATCGGATAAACATTAGCCCACGCAACTCCCTTCATCTGGGGGTCTTTTATCAAAGATGTTCTGTTGACGGTCATCAAAGGCAAAATAAGGCGCCCATTGGCATCTCGCAAATCTTTATTATCCTTTATTTGAAAAGCTCTTTCATTGGCCACCCATATAAGATTAACTTTCTTCCATCCTTTATTGGTGGTAGCAAAAATGTTTAATTCAGATTCAATCCAATGAACGAGGGCCCTATCTATAGTTTCGATAGTGGAGGGCATAAGTGGCCTCGGCTTGAGCTTCCTTAAAGAAGGGTTTTGAGATTCTTCGTCTTGGCGGAAATATTCTCTATAACCTGCATATTTTTCTTTTTCACTGGGCATCGAACAATCCCTCCCTGGCCATCAAACAAATCGCCGTGATCTCAAATGCATGCTCAATTTGCCCAAAGAGCATTCTGGGGAGTGAGGTCTTGGTGATCTCATATAATGTTTCGCCATACAAAATAAAATCTCCTTCGCGTACAAAAGTGTCCTGATCTTCACATAACCGACGACGGTGGAAATGGATAGTCAAATGCCATTCTTTATCTAGTCCTATATTATCGGAATAAACTGTGGTTGCATCGGGCCATTCTATTAATGCGTAGACTCGTATGGGACCTAAAAAGTTTTTTTGAATGGCTTCTCCATATAAGGAGTGATAGTTGGTTTTATCGCGAGAGATTGGATAATAAACAATTTGTTGACCGATAACCCGTTCCAGCAGTTCATCATTAACTTGCTTAACTAAATTTCTCTCTTTCTCCCCCAGAAAGAGGGGAGGCGGAGGCGCCTCTGGTTGTTCCCAGACAGTAGTTTTATTTTTTTTACGAGGGCCATCGCCCCACTCATCATCATTGGGCATGTTGATTTTTTATCCTTGGTAAATTAATAGAGGGATTTCTTTAAAAATCGCCTCAACGGCCGCTGCTGTTTCGGCATCACTTTTCATTAATTCAGTATAAGTAACTTGATCTAATATTTCCTTTAATTCATCGCGTAAAGCCGTCTGCTCAGTCGCAGCTTGACCTAAAAGTTCAGTAGCATTTAACTGAGTATCATTTCCTGGAATGGGAATTGACTGAAATTTTCCTCGAATTTGACCTAAAGTTTCTTTAGATAAAGCCAAGGCAAATCTGCGGATCCATTGTTTACCAATCGCATTAATATTAGCATATGGAATATTATCAAAAGGAATCGTATTTAAGTTATTAATTCCATCAATACCCATATCATATTTATTATTATTTTCCCAAGCATTGGGCTCAACATTAAAATCTACCCACATCTTATTATAAGTGTCAATAATTTCTGGCATAGGAAATATTCTTAACTTAGTATCTTTCAACTCATAAGAATAATGAGATAGTCGGGTCCACAGATGATCCTCATAGGCCATGGCTTGTAATTTATTCTGCCAAACTGGGATTACTTCAAAAGTAGAATCATCAGTATATTGCCCATAATATAAAAGGTTCCCAACCACATTTAAACCACCATAATATCCAAAGAATCTCCACATCGCTTGCGGAGTTTTATAATAAACTTTTCGGATTATGCATCTTTTATCTCCTACTGTTCCACTGAACTCAGGACTTGTTGAGATTATTTCTTGTATATCATAATCTTGTTGTTGTTGAACAAGCCTGAAAGAGGCGGAATAAATAGGAATAGTTCCCCCAAAACCTGCTTCGTGCGAATACCCATCCCCTACCCTTCGAGCATATTGAAAAGTAAAACGTGGGAATTTTAAATTAACATTGTCTGGACCGGTCAACATTTGTCCATCTTGGTCAAAAGTTCCTGTTTGTTGACCAAGGACATCGGAAAGAACGTTTTTGGTTTGATG